TTCGCGTATTGCTTGCGCTTCTCTTTGGCTATCAAGCGCGGCTTGATGATTGTGTAAAAAACTATCCATTGTTAGCCCTCCTTAATAGTGACAAGGTGCGCCAACATAGTTCCAATCCAATTCGTCCCCTTCTTCCATCGCCATATCTTCAGGAGTCATATAATTTCCATTGTCGCAGAACTTATCTCCATCCCAACCTTCGATAACATTATTAAATTTTTGTATGCCTTCTAACTTCATAAAAAAATCAAAAACATCAAGTCTTATTTCGTATTGAATTTTGCCGTATCTCATTCCAACAAAGTATCCAAACTCGTCTCCTTCTTTGTATTCAAAGTAGTAGTTTGTGTTGTTTAAATTATGTGCAAATTTAATTGTGAAAGTTTTTTGTAATAACATTTGTTTGATTGGTTTGCTTACAACTTAATTATAATATAATTAATTAATATTGTCA